CGCATGAATGTGGTTGTTCATTGCTATGCAGGCGTTTGTCGTAGCGGTGCTGTATGTGAGGTTGGAGTTATGATGGGTTTCGATGATGTGGGCAAATGGCGCAGTCCAAACCTGCTAGTTAAGCATCGTATGATGAAGGCATTGGGTTGGACGTATGATGAAAATGAAAAGCCAAACATTGATGATTGGCGAACTTTTAAGAGTATATAATGAACAAGTTAAATCAAGATGGAAAAGTAGCAGTGTTGTATAGTCCAGGCTTCGGAGCCGGCTGGTACACATGGAATTATGAACATCCTGAAATTCTGTTTGATCCAGCAATAGTGAAGTTTGTTGAAAAAGAAAAGTGGGATGAACTGGCTACTTATGTAGAATTGAAGTATCCTGAAATCTACACAGGTGGCATGAGAGAGTTGACAGTAGAGTGGATACCAGAAGGTGCATTGTTTAAAGTAAATGAATATGATGGTAGTGAATCAATTGAATTGAAAGAAGGCGATCACTGGATGGTTGCTTAAAGGAATAATATGTTTAAAGTAATAGGTAAGAATGTAGAATATGAAGTATATTCATTGGATGATGCTATGTTCTTAGCTAAGAAGATGAATGAATTCGTATCTATCAAAGGCACAGACTTTGAAGTGTGCGGTATGTTTGGTGTTGATAGTGTAGTAGATGGCAAATGTCCAGATGGCGTTGCGTATGACTGGAACAAAGCGAGCCGAATAGGCCGTGTAAAGAAGGAACGTGTGTGATGGCTAATAAACAACAAGGCAATCTAACAGGCGCACCGCAGTGGTGGAAGCACTTGAAAGATTGGAAACGTGTGTTTTGGAAAACAGAACGCCAAGCACAAAAGAAAGATATCTCTAAAAGAGAAAAGGAATAATATGCCATCAGTATTTTTAACAAGTGACACACACTTTGGTCACGCCGGAGTGTGTAAATTCACAGAGAGTGACGGTGTCACTAAGATACGACCATGGACTGATCCGGATGAGATGGATGAGGAAATGATTAAGCGTTGGAATGACAGAGTTCGCCCTAACGATAAAGTTTATCACTTAGGTGATGTTGTTATTAACCGCAAATCGTTAAGTACATTGCATCGGTTAAACGGTGACAAAGTATTGATTCGTGGCAATCATGATATCTTCCGTGACGATGAGTATCGCAGGTACTTTCGTGAGTTACGTGCTTATCATGTAATGAACGGAATGATTTTAAGTCATATCCCATTACACGAAGCTAGCTTAGGTCGCTTTGGCGTCAACATTCATGGTCATTTACATTCTAACAGAGTGAAAAAAGCTAGGGGCATTGATGCTACGACAGGCAAAACATTATACAGTGATGAAAACGATGTTCGTTATCATTGTGTTTGTGTTGAGCAAACAGACTTTACTCCTATCTTATTCGAGGACGTTATCAAACGTATCGAGGCAGAAGGTGGTTCAGTTGGATTCAAAAGTGGGAATGGCCCTACAATGTAAAATAGAGACTTCGGTCTCTATTTTTTTTGGTTAAATAGTCACACTATTGTCACATCATTGTCACAATTTTCTGATTAAATAATTGTGTAATACCAACACACAAGGAGACCATTACATGAAAAAACTGACAGCATTATTAGGTGCATTGTTAATATCAACATCTGCATTTAGCGTAGACATTACAGGTGCAGGTGCAACCTTCCCATTTCCAATCTATTATAAGTGGGCTGAGGGATACAAGAAAGCTACCGGAGTTAGTTTAAATTATCAGAGTATCGGTAGTTCAGGTGGCATTAGACAAATCAATGCTAAGACAGTAGATTTTGGTGGAACTGATGCTCCTGTTAGCGGAGAAAATTTAGATAAAAACGGACAAGTACAATTTCCTGCTATCATCGGCGGAACAGTTCCGGTGATTAACTTAGATGGATTTAAACCTGGTGAACTGCGTATCACTGGTCCAGTATTAGCTGATGTGTTCTTGGGCAATATTACCAAGTGGAATGATCCTAGACTGTCAGCACTGAATCCTGGTAAACAATTACCAGATCAACCTATTACCATTGTGCACCGTGCAGATGGTTCAGGCACAACATTTAACTGGACAGATTACCTTGCTACAGTTAGCCCTGAGTGGTTGGCTAAAGTAGGTCGAGGCGCCGCAGTCAAATGGCCATCGGCTACCGCATTGGGTGGCAAAGGAAATGAAGGTGTTGCGGCTAACGTGACTCGCATTAAGGGATCAATTGGTTATGTAGAGTATGCTTATGTTAAACAAAACAAAATGGTATTCATGCAACTACAAAACAAATCAGGCAAATATGTTAGTCCAGATGATTTAACATTTGCCGCAGCCGCAGACGGTGCTGATTGGTTCTCAGTTCCAGGCATGGGATTGAGTATTGTGGATCAAAAGAATCCCAATGCTTGGCCAGTAAGTTCTGCCAGTTTCATTATCATGTACAAAGAACCAAAGAACAAAGATACCAGCGATGAAGTGTTAAAGTTCTTTGATTGGGCATTCAAGAACGGCAAGAAAGATGCTTTAGATTTAGACTATGTATCACTACCTGACACTCTAACAAAACAAATACGTGAACGTGTTTGGACACAGATTAAGTAAACTGGACACAAAATAAGGTGTCGCCGGATCCATCACCGGCACTTTTAAAAATTCATTATGAACAAAACCTATCGTGCTATCTTTATCAGTGATGTTCATCTTGGAACTAAAGATAGTCAAGCGGATAAACTTAATAATTTTCTCAAACACAATACTTGTGATACACTGTATCTTGTGGGGGATATCATTGATGCCTGGAAGATACAACAAAACAAATGGCGATGGAAACAAAGCCACACTAATGTAGTACGCAGAGTACTAGGACACGCAAAGCGTGGCACTAAAGTAATATTCATTGCCGGTAATCACGATGAGTTTTTGAGACCAATGATACCGTATGGTTTCAGTTTTGGATTGATAGAAATACATAATCAAATAGAACACATAGGTGCAGATGGCAAACACTATCTTGTCACACACGGTGATTTGTTTGATGGCATTACTAGACTAGCGCCGTGGATAGCATTCTTGGGAGATAAAGCCTATGACTTTGTTCTTGCGCTCAACCATAAATTTAATTGGATTCGTCGCCGCATGGGTTTTGGGTACTTTAGCCTTAGCAAGTTTCTTAAGTACAAGGTTAAAAAAGCAGTAGACTTTATATTCAAGTTTGAAGAAAACTTGGCCAACTACTGCAAGAAGCGTGGATTTGATGGAGTCATATGTGGACACATACATCATGCAGAAATAAAAGAAATTAACGGTGTCACATACATGAATGATGGCGATTGGGTTGAGTCGTGTACTGCCTTAGTTGAACACTGGGACGGTCGTTGGGAAATTATAACATGGATTAAGGAGAAAGATGATGTGGTTACTGATACTGATAGCAGTTCACGTGAGCAATCCTCAGGACATTCCAGGAAGAATAGAACTAACATTCAAGGACCAGATCAGTTGCGAAGTAGCCCTATCGTCAATGAAGTGGCAGTTAAAGTTTAATAATTTTAAGGTAGAAGGCATATGCAAAAAACAATAAGTGATAAAATTACAATCGTAGTACCTTGCAAGAATGAGGAAAATTATATCCATCATTTATTAGACGCATTGCGTTCACAAAATATTGGCAATACTAGAGTTATCATTGCTGATTGTTCTACAGACAACACTAGACAGGTTATACAAGATAATAGTACTCAATTAAACATTGAAATCATTGAGGGAGGACCTGTCTCTACTGCTAAAAATAATGGAGCACGATTAGTCACTACACCATATATTTTGTTTATTGATGCTGACGTTCGTTTCTTTAAGAACACTGTCATTCAGGATGCAGTTGGAGTAATTGAATCAAAGAACTTGGACCTCGTTGGTTTAAACATCAAGTGTTATGACAAAGACCCCAGAGCAATGCTTGGATTTACTCTGTTTAATACTATAAATCATGCATTGAAATATTTCTCACCCTTTGCGGTCGGAGCATTTATGCTAACACGGAGAGATAAGTTTGAAGAATACGGTGGATTCCCAGAACAGTTTGCCACATCGGAGGATTACTTTTTGTCAAGGAAATACAGTCCTAAAAAGTTTAAAATTGTTAAACATCATTTTGGACAAGACAGTCGTAGATTTAAAAAGATGGGATATTTTGGAATGGGTAAGTACTTAATTCAAAATTTTATTAACCGTAACAATAAAAAATATTGGGACAGATTAGACTCATCTAAATATTGGAATTAAACAAATTTTATAATATATGTATAAATAACATTATGCTACAATTCATCAAAGACCTTTCACACACACTATTAGAGTTTATCAAAGACGACCCTGTTCGTCCGGAGATATCAAAAGATTTTCGTGTAAGTGATGGAAGAATGGTTGCGGCATTAACTGATGAAGAAAGTAATCCTGAAGCAATGGTATGTGTTAGCTTCCATGATTTTATTCCGGCAGACATTAAAGATTTAGATAAAACTGCACAAGTACCTACTACTGCTATATTCTATACTATATGGAGTTATAAGAGCGGTAAAGGTCAAGAGTTGTTGTTTAGGGCAGTGAAAGGGATACAAGAACAATACCCAAGTGTAACTAGGTTTGTAACTCTCAGTCCTAAAACTAACATGGCCCGTAGATTCCATCTAAAGAATGGGGCTATAATTTTCCGCGAAAACATAGACACTACAAACTACGAATATCCAGTAGTAAAAGAAGCTGTCAAAACTGAAGAAAAGTAATACTCAAGTATTACAAATTCTGTAGTAAAAAGTACTCATTTTTAACGCTAGGTGCTTCAAAATCGATAGAAGTATCCGGAGTGCATACTGACTCACAAGTAGCGAAATTATCCTAAGTTAGTACTAACTAACTTACAGGATAGCCAAAATTTGACAATAAATGGGTTTTAGTATATAATTCATCTATGAACTCGAAAATCAACCGCAAGCGTAGAACTGACAGAAATCAAGTTATCTATTACATCCAAGATGTACAGACACTTGAATATTACGTTGGTTTGACTGCTCTCTCATACAAAGGCAACGTGTTTTTGACACTACGCCGTCGTATGCAAAAGCATATGCAACGTGCTATGACAGAAAACAAAAACTGGGGTTTGTCACGTGCTTTGCGTGAACAAGGCGCCGAGCGTTTTGTATTTGGAACTATTGAAGTTGTTCGAGGCAAGCGTCCTGCTCATGCACGTGAGACAGAATTAATCAATACAATGCAACCAGCATTGAACACATTTGGAGTAAAGTAATGAACACACAAATTGAAAAATTAATTAACGATACAGTACAAATTTTGGATCGTGATCCTTTGAGTCAATCTGAGGACACTTATAGTATTCTACTAAAGTTTACGCAAGCCCTTGCTACTGAACTGGGTGAAATCGTAGTTGAAGATCCTGTCAAGGATGGTGTTCGCATGTACTTTGATGAAAAAATTGCCCGTTATGTAATTAAGAAAAGTGTAGGACTGTAAAATGCAAGCATATATTAATTTAGGTATTGTCATGTTGCCTGTTATTGTGATGGGTCTATCAATTATTGTCAAAGATGGTTTCTAATGAAGTTGAATGATAGTTTACAATGGATAGGGGCAGTATTCATTATCATTGGTCACGTTTGTAATTCAATCGGACCTGATGCGTATCCCTACAACATTGTAGCATTCACTTTAGGAACAATTGCATTTATGACTTGGACCATTCGTGTTAAAAATAGACCACAGTTTATAGTTAATATAGTGGCAATTGTAACTTGTTTAATAGGTCTACTTAAGGCTTATAGTTAAGGAGTAAAGTATGAGAGATGGATACGGAGTATGTCCTTTATGTAACGGAACTTGCTATGTCAATTTGACAGAACAAGAAAAAACTTATTCTTGGAATAAAGATAAAACCAACCGCCCTTGTCACAATTGCGGTGGTCAATATATGTATAGTACTGCCAAAGGTGAAGTCAGATTAAATACTGATGGTGTGCCGTGTACGCATGAGTACACAAGTACCAATGATGGTCGCTGTCTAACAGGCTACACTTGTAAAAATTGTGGTGATCGTTATCAAATTGATTCAGGTGATTAAATGAAAAATAAAGAACAAATTATAAATGACATGTGTTACACATACCGACATGATTATGGGTTACGAAAAGAACTGGATGAGCCAAATTGGACAGCAGGCATGACTGAGCAGGATGCCAAAATGCTTTACAAAACAATGGAACAGATATATAATAACAACATTGAGCCTATCATTGAGCATTATAAAGGAGTACAAAATGCACTTAAGTCAGGTAAATGAAATCACAAATCACCGTATCACTGAAGGTAGCGAGTATGGTTGGAACTGTTATCCAAATGCACGATATTTAAGTTACGAAAGCGAATTTGCCTATGTGTCTGTGCTTTACAGCACTGAGACACAAGAAATTTATGAGGCTGATGTAAGTATAAAAGTAGAAGTATGGGACGAAGATCAACGCCCCTATCGTTGGTTGAACCCTGAATATAAAGATGCTATGGTAGCAGAGGCTAAAAAACGCAAAGTTAAATGGCGCAAGGCTTGGGATGATGTTAAATGGATTGATTTGGAAGTAGAGGCAGACTTTTTAGAAAAGGCTAAAGCTATCTTCAATGGTCTAGACCATGACAAACGTATTCAGATTCCTATTGATTTGGAAGATAATGTTATGCTAAAATTGTGCATGGAAGCACATAAACGTGATATTACGCTAAATAAGATGGTAGAGATTATTTTACAAGAGGTTATTGACAAGCATCAAGTCAACGGAACACTTGAGTAAAACGTTATATATGTATAGGAGAACTATTATGAAAAAGATTCTAGTAGCATTATCACTTTTAGCACTAACAGGCTCAGCAATGGCACAACATTATCATGGTCACGGATTACGTCATCATGGACATTATCGTGGTCCCGGAGTAGGTTGGTGGGTAGCACCGGTGGTTGTTGGTGCAATCGGTTATGAACTTGGTCGTCAACAAGTTATCGTACAGCAACAACCTGTAATTGTTCAACAGCAACCGGTACAGACACAAACCTGCAGTGAATGGAAAGAAGTGCAAGGTTCAGATGGTAGAATTTACCGCGAACGTACCTGCACTCAATGACCAAAATGCTTGATGTTATATCGTTCATAGTGTATAATGCGTTATGAACGATATTTTTTATGGCATTTTTTCTTGGATCAAAGATGATTTTAAGTCTCATCCTTTCCGTTTTGCTGTTGAGTTGCTTGCTTGGGCTATCAGTATTGGCTGTTCAATTACAATGGCAATTACAGTCCCCAATCCTCCACTACTTATTCTATATCCTATCTGGATCACTGGTTGTGCTTTGTATGCTTGGGCTAGTTATAC